AATTACGCCTGAACAGCAAGAACTTCTCAAAGCACAAACAGGCTTTCTTACTGGCACAGCATTTCCAGCTTACCAAAACACTATTGGTGGAGCGCAAAATGTCTTGAATCAGGTAATGCCAGCCGCTACCAATGCGGCTAATACTGCTTCTGATGTTGCCGCCCAAACTGGTGGCCTACAACAGGCTGCGGGTAGTGCTGGTTTGCTTGGTGGCATGGCTGGTTTGGCTTCATTGTTTAGCCCTGACTATGAAAAAGGTCAGGTCAATGCTGCCTTGCAAGCAGGTCGTGAATCTGCCCGTGAGTCTCAGGCTGGTCAGAATGCCATGTATGGTGGTGCTGGTGGCCTTGGTAGCTCTCGTATGGCTTTGGCTGATGCTAACTTGGCTTCTTTGAATGCTCAACGTCAAGCCACTGCCGCTGCTGGCGCACAAGCCCAAGTGCAAGCCAATAAAGCCGCTGCCGCTAACCAATTGATGGGTGCTGGTCAAGCAGGTCTAAATGCCGCTAATCAAGCCGCTGCCGCTCGTATTGGCTATGCTGGTACGCCTCAAGACGTATACAGCAAATATGCTTCCGTAATTTACGGTACGCCTCAAGCTTCTACCACGCCTAACTTTGGTGGCACTCAAGGTCAAACGACCTCGGGTAAAGGCGCAGGCTTCAAACTGTAAGGCAAATCATGGCTAACTATGGCGCTTTTCAATTTGCCCCACCCAATTATGGTGATTGGGCGCAATATGCTGGTATGGACCGCACCACAGGTGAAATCCAAGGTGGTCAGGCATCCGCAGGTGTTCCTCCTCCTGAGGATATGCAGGGCTATATGGATCAACGCTTGTCATCTGTTAAAGAAAAAGTGGCGGCTATTCCTAATGCTTTCCAGCAAGCGGCTCAAGGTAATGTAAGCAAAGCGATTGGCATGGTCCGCAATCCTGCCCAAGCTACACAAACACAAGCGCCCGTGTTTAATATGGGCTATGACTACACACACGGTCTTGATTAAAAGGTAACAAAATGGACGCTATTGCACCTGAAAAAACGGACGCACCTGTTGTGCCACCAGGCATGACGGAAAAAGTTGTTCCTGCTGGTCAGGGGCAAAATGCTGTTGCCAATGTGACTTTGGAATATCCAGAACGATTTAAGAACATCGTTCAGAATATCCCTGCCGCTGCCGTAAGCCCAGAAGCTCGTGTCAAGCTTGCTGAAGACATCAGTTCTCACGATAACGAATCCAAGGCTTATCACCCTAACCAGCAACCTCAATGGGGCAAGGTGCTTGCCAACATTCTGAGCCGCAACTATAACGAGGCTTTGAAATGGTACAACGGCGGTGGTGTCGTTGAGGAAGAAGCACGAGACATCAATAACAATCAGTATTTCCGTGAGAAAAATGATCGTGGTATTACTGGTCGCATCAAAGACAGTTCAGGCAAAGAGCTAACCCCCGCCCAAATCAAAGAACTTGAAGGTCGTGGTGGTATTTTTACATTGACCGATGAGAAGTCTTTGAAGACTTTGCCTTGGGTTAATGGTCAATACAACGCAAAAATTGCCAATGATGGTTTAACGAGCCCACTTCAGTTGGCAACCAATGATGCTTACAACGCTGCCCGTACAGCTGGTGGCGCTAATCACAACATTGACGAGCAATTAAAGCTTGCTGGTGGCCTCAAAGGCGTACTTAACCACATTGCTGGCTTACCTGCTGAAAGACGTCAAAAGATTTATGGCTATGTCAGCCGTTTGAATCAGATTGGTAGCTCACAAGGCAAGACTAGCGAAACTGGCATTAACGTAAATGCTGGTGGCTCTGCGACTGCTGGCAATACCGCAGGACTGAATGTTGGCGGTGCTGGTGCTGGCGGTGAAGGTGTGCCTCCAACAAGCGGCAAAGTTGGTGCTGGTGTTGGTGCAAGTGGATCTGCAACCACGCAAGGTGGTGTGTCTGGCAGGGAAGGTAATGTTGCCACAAACTCTTCCAACGCCATGTTGCAAGAGCAACAAACATTGCAGACAGCGATCCTGCAAGAGTTGCAAGGTGTTATCAAGCCTGAGCAGTTCTCTTCGTTCTTACGTTTGCAAGCCTTGAATGCTGCCAACGATGAGGCTTACAAGAACATCCCTGCTCATGTCAAGCCACCAACATGGAAAGATGTTGCCTCCACAGACCCATTGGCTGGTGGTGCAGAAGCAATGGTTGCCAACCGTGTTGACCAACAACGCAACAATGCTTTGATGGCTGCTTGGTCCAAACAACTCTACACTGCTCAGCGTGAGATGGCTAAGACTGGTAAAGCAATTGACCTTGACAAATTGTCTGATGAATTTCAGAAGTCAAAGATTTTTGATGCCATCAACAACACGTTCAAATATAAAATGCAATCACACCTTGAAGGTCGGCATATCTTGCCTCCTAAAGGCTCATTGATGGTTAACAACCGCAATGAAATTGGCTTGTCTCCAGGAGATTAAAAATGGCTGATGAAGCTAGAGAGTTTTCAAAGGATGAGGCTCAAAGCCTAATGTTTCATGGTGCGCCACAGCAACCCATGACGGCTCCTGCTGTGCAATCAGCCTCCAATATCCCAGTGCCACCGCCTGTAGCAGTTATCCCTGGCGCTAAAAAGGCTCCTGTTGCCAAAGAGCCTGATGCAATGGGCTTGGTGCAGAAGGTGTCTAAGGCAAACAAAGAGTTGCAAAGTTCTGTTGAAGCTCCTAAGCCGCCATCTGCTATTGGCGGTCTTGTTGATGACATTACAGCCAACTGGAAGCCTATCGCTGTGGGTGCTTTGACAGGTGCAACAGCATATGGAGCGGCACGATTGCTGGGTGGCAGAAAGTCTGCTGAAGCTTCTGAAGGTAAGCCACAATCAAAAGGTCCAGCCGCAAGGATTGAACCTACATTTGCCACGCCTGAAGAAACTGCCGCATTCAAGCCTGTTGAGCAACCAACCGCCCCTTCTAAATTGGCTCTTGAGTCTGAAGCCAAGTTTGGTGTGCCATTGTCTGATGTAGAGAATCACTTTGGAGTGAAGGTTACCAACATCAAAGACGCAGAGATTTTGAGCAACAACTACAAGAACTCTTTGCCTGGTGCTGTATCTAACGCTCCTGCTGGCATCCCAAGTGGTGTCAATCCAATGAATAGGTTGACTAATGCTGTCCAACCACCTGTAACGCCTGCCGCTCCACCACCCGCTCCAAGTGTTGGTGAAACAGTGGCTACTGGCGGTAATGTTGCCCAAGCCGTTAAGCAGACTGTTGCTGATGAATTGGACGCATTGACCAAGCCTCAACAAAGCATGAAGAATTGGCTGCTTAACCAATATGGTGGCAAAGACAATCCAATGGCGCATGAAGCTTATGCCCAAGTCAAGAACATTCTTGGCTATACCCCTGCTTATCCAGAAGGCAGTAAAGGTGGCAGTTTGGCTCCTGAAGAGAAAGCAAAGATTCTTGATTGGCGCAAACAAGAACTGCCAGGCCCTAAAGTTAATTTGACGCATGACATGAAAAAAGCCTTGCGTAAAGGCGGTCCTGTTGCTGCCGCATTGATTGCAACAACTGAATTTGCAAACGCCAAAACAGCTGAAGATAAAGCCAATGCTGGGGCCAATTTGCTTGGTGCTATGTTGCCTTTAGGCATGGACATCAATGCTGCTGGCGCACCTGTTTTACCTCCTCAACAAATCTCTAATGCCGCCCTTTTGGGTAGTCCATACGCTCAAACTGAATGGGCCAAAACTCAACGACTGCGTGAAAAAGCTGGTGCTGGTCGTGGCATCGCTCCTCCATCTGCTTACAGGTAAATCATGGACTATCAAGCTCTTATCAATACTGGCGCAGGTATTGCTTTCACAGTGGCAGGATGGTTTTGCCGTGAGATGTGGACTGCCGTCAAAGAACTGAAATCAGATCTGGCTAAATTGCGTGAAGAGCTTCCTAAAACGTATGTTGCTCGTGATGACTATCGTGACGACATGCGTGACATCAAAGAAATGCTGAACAAGATATTCGATAAATTAGACTCCAAAGTAGATAAGTAATGCTTGACCCCATCACCATCAGTGCGGCTTTTGCATTAGCCAAAAGCACCATTGCTGGTGTGCAAGAAGCCATCCAGATGGGGAAGGACTTGCATCAATGTTCTGGAGATCTGATTAAGTTTTTTGATTTACATGCCACTGTAGAGAAGGGTGCAAATCACGACAAAGCAAAAGCATCTAATTCTGAAATGGCCCAGGCTCTTGAGTCTGTAATGCAAGCCAAAGGTCTTAGAGATGCCAGAAGAAAACTAAAAGAGCAATTAATTTGGTCAGGTCAAGGCGATGTATGGGAATCAATTGAAGCTGAATACAACCATATTGTGGCCACAAGAAAACGTGAAGAGCGTGAGGCAGAAGCAGCAGAGAAAAAGCGCAGAGAGAACTTTGCTGAAACGCTAAACATTTTGTTTATTGGTGTGGTTTCTTGCATTTCTGCTGGGTTGATTGGTTGGGGTACGTTTGAGTTTATTGTTTACAAATTGAAAGGTTGATATGAAATACGCATTGCTTGTGTGTCTTGCACTATCTGGCTGTGGTGTTGGCACTGAATCTCCTCCTGCGGCTAAAACAATGGCTGTCCGTTTGGATGCCAATACTGTTTTGCCAAACCCTTTTGTGCTTGGTCCTAGCGGTACTCAGGCAACCCCCGCATCAGCGCCTGTGGTCACGTTTGTATCTGGCCCTGTCGCTGGCCCTGTTGCTGTGACTAATCCTCCTATTGTCACTATGCTGATTCCTACGCCTATCTGCACAGATGGCTTTGTCATTGGTCCATGCGTACCACAAAACGCTTGTCGCCCTGATTCTTCAGGTTTTGTTGCTGGTCCTTGCGGGAACTAATATGAGCTGGTTAGAACAAATCGCCCCCACTATCGCTACCGCCCTTGGTGGCCCATTGGCTGGTCTTGCGGTAGATGCTGTGTCCAAGGCTATTGGCATTGATCCCAAAGACGTTCAAGCCACGATTGACAGCGGCAAGTTGTCTGCTGAACAGATCATGTCTATCAAGCAGGCCGAGATACAGATGGCTGCTCGAGCTCAAGAGATGGGCTTAGACTTTGCCAAGCTGGGCAACGATGACCGCAAGTCAGCCCGTGAGATGCAGGTAGCTACCAAAAGCTATTTGCCGCCCACATTGGCTATTGGCGTGACCCTTGGGTTCTTTGGCATCTTGGGTGGCCTAATGTACGGTCAGATCCAACATGCACCACAAATCGACATCATGCTGGGCAGTTTAGGTACTGCTTGGACAGGCATCATTGCTTTTTACTTTGGTTCATCTGCTGGTTCACAAGCCAAAGATGATCTTCTTCACAAATCCACACCCACTGTCTAACATGTTCTCAAACTTTGACAAATCATTGGCTGCTGTCTTGGTCCATGAGGGTGGATTTGTAAATAACCCAAAAGATCCAGGCGGCATGACTAACCTTGGTTGCACAAAAACAACATGGGAAGAGCATTGTGGTCATCCAGTTGATGAGAAAACCATGAGGGCTTTAACACCGCAAGATGTTGGCCCACTGTACCGACAAAAGTATTGGAACAAAGTCTGTGCTGATGACCTGCCAGCTGGTGTTGACTACGTTGTGTTCGATGCCGCCATCAATAGTGGCCCAGGAAGGGCCGCAAAGTGGCTACAAGCCTGTGTTGGCGTTGAGCCTGATGGTGGTATAGGTCCAAAGACTTTAGCCGCTGTACGGGCGTTTAATCCAAAGCAACTGATTGATGACTATTCCAAGCGCAGATTGTCATTTTTGATGGACCTGCCAACATGGGAGACATTTGGTAGGGGTTGGGCCCGTAGGGTTGATGAAGTTAAGACAACAGCGTTGTCAATGTCATAAAAGCATAATCTTGCGAAAGTCTAATACGCTCATGCTGAAACGTGTTGACATTCGCAAAGAGTCTGTACAGACCAGATTGTTGGCATTACAACGTATTTGTTTGCCACAAGATGTTCCCTATGACACTAATTTTGGATCTTGGTGGATTGCTACTGAGAATGGTAGGGATATTGGCTTTGCAGGCCTTGTTCGCACTGTCTCTTGGACTGATTGTGGTTATCTGTGTCGGGCAGGTGTTGTTCCTTCTCATCGTGGACAAGGCTTACAGAAAAAGCTTATTTATGTCCGCATCCGACAAGCGAAAGCTCTCGGGTGGAAGTGGCTTGTGAGTGACACTACTGAAAATCCTGCATCCGCAAATAGCCTGATACGTTGCGGTTTCAAGATGTTTGAACCATCTAAACCTTGGGGTTTTAAGAACACCCTGTACTGGCGAAAGAAACTGTGATGCCTGCGTCAAAATATACAGATCAACAATTTATCCAAATGATTGAGACCAGCTCAACAATGAGTGAAGCTGCTCAAAAAATGGGGCTTGATCTTTCAGGTATAAATAAAAGACGCAGGCGCATTGAAAACCGATTAAAAATCAAAATTGAAGCGCCTCAAAATACAGGGCGATACAACCATCTTCAGACCGCCCACGTTCACCCGCAGCGCAAAGACCTTGGCATCTTGAACGGCACGGTCATTGTCTTCAGTGACGCACATTTCTGGCCTGGTGTATATACAACAGCGTTCAAAGGTTTGTTGTGGGCTATCAGTGAACTCAAACCCAATGCGGTGATAGCAAACGGTGACATTTTTGACGGGGCAGGTATCTCTCGCCATCCTCGTATTGGCTGGGCAAAGTCTCCATCTGTTATGGATGAATTGAAGGCTTGTACCATTTCAATGGGATATATTGAGGAAGCCGCCAAAGCCGCACGTCACAATGTCAAGCTGGTTTGGCCCTTGGGTAACCACGATGCACGGTTTGAGACGTTTCTAGCCGCCAATGCGCCCCAATACGAACACGTTAAAGGCTTTACCTTGCGTGACCACTTCCCTGATTGGGAGCCTTGCTGGGCAGTGTGGATCAATGAAAGCACAATCATCAAGCACCGATTAAAGGGAGGCATCCATGCCACCCATAACAACACCATGTGGTCGGGCAAGAACATTGTCACAGGCCACTTACATAGCCTGAAAGTCACGCCATTCAGTGACTATAACGGGGTGCGATACGGAATTGATACGGGGACACTTGCAGAGCCTTATGGTCCGCAGTTTGAGGACTATACCGAGCAGGGTCCGCTGAACTGGCGCAGTGGCTTTGCAGTGCTGACGTTTGTAGATGGCAAGCTATTGTTGCCTGAGTTGGTGACAACACACGACCAAGACTCTATTGAGTTTCGAGGCCGTGTGGTCAGCCTTAAATAGCCTCTTCAGTCTCTTCTTCAGACTCTTCCTCAGACTCGTCTTCGAACTCTTCTTCGGTAGCTTCCCAAGCACCCATCCAGCCGTTGTCTTCTTGATATTCAACGAACTCTTTCAAGACTTCGATAACATCAAAATCGTTAGTCTCAACAGTGATAGTGCCGTTAGCTAACCAACCAATTGTCATTTCAAACTTAAACATGATTGCTCCTAATGCAGCGGGATTGCTGCACTTGCTATCCTATAAGCTAAAAATGACGATTGGAAGACTTATTCTTTAACAAAAACGCCATTGGGCATCAGTGTGCCTTTGCGGTTCTTAATCTGGTCGTATGCCACTTGCATACAGTGAACCAAATTAATATCTTGCAAAGCACAATAGTTAATTAAGCACACCATTACATCGCCAATTGAATCAACGATATTCTCACGGTCACACTTAATTGTTGCATCGCACAGCTCCCCAATTTCACTTACTGCCTTCAATAATTGAACCTCGGGGGTGCTGTTTGGGATGATTTTTCTGGCCTCTGACCAGCGCAGTATCTGAAGCTCTACATCTGTATAGCTCACTGGGTGACCTCAGGGGCTTGCTGGTGCATCTTGACCTGGCCTTCAAGTTTTTGGACAAGCACATATGCACCTGTCTTTGTAGGCAGTTCATTCAGCATTTGCAAAATGAAGTTGATTTCGTTAGGTTCGAGGTTGAAGTTCATTTCATTTCCTTTATGCGCCATTGACGCTCATTACGGTTTGAGTTTGATTTAACAGTTTCACCAGTTAACTCGATGAAGTTGAGCTTGCTCATTTCACTGAGTCTCCTAGCGACTTGGTTGCCATCCAGTTTTGTTCTGGTGGCTATCCCATCTTTTCCTAGGGGGCCATGTTGTGCAAGACACTCTAGGATCGTCTGGATGTGATCCCCTGCAAAGTCAACCTTGTCGGATGCCTCTACACTGGTGATGGGATCTGAGTTCCTTGCTCGGGAAAACATGCTTTTGAGTAGTGAATTAAATGCCATGCTATTCTTTCGTTAAGGGGGGCAGACTTTACCCTGATACGATGGTCTGCCAGCACCGCCTTTTCCCGCTGGAGCGGTCAGGGTATTCAGAATATCCCTAGCCAGATTCCTGTACCGTGAATCCAAGCTATGGGAAATACAATTGCTCCTGCTATCAAAAAGCCCCATGCGGCAGTCTGTAAGCAAACAACAATGTGTGTTAGCCATGCACCAAATATCCACATGACTAATGCAATCACGAATAACTCTTCGCTATCCATCAAAAGTCCAGATCGTCAAATGGGTCTGGCTTGGCCTTCTTGGTAGGCTGGCTAGACTGACGAGTCTGCTCCTGTTTAGGACGTACTGACAAGCTGATAAAGCCTGAACCAGCCTTGCTGACCTTTTTCCAGCCAGAGATCCAGTACTCAGTACCACCTACATTGATAGTTCCATTCATGTCTGGGTGCTTTTCCTCTTCCTTTTTGTCGTTCTTGAAGAGCGAACCACGGTTTGTGTTGTCAAAATCAGACATTCTTTGCTTTCTTTAGTGCGGAGCGTGTTGGCGCATCCAATTGATTATGTAAATAGACCTTTTGATCAGCCTCAAGTGCTTGTTCGTCAATCATTGCCAAGGCATTTGCTGCCTGACCCTGCTTGACCAACTCGGTAACGGAGGATGCCATTTCCTGCAAGAACTCCTTAATTTCATTTGGGAGGTCTTCTCCAATTCCACCACGGGGGGTAACAACTGGAGCAGGGCCCTTCCTTGGCACTTCAGCCTCATCAGGCAGGTCCTCACCCGCATAGATAAATAAACCCAATCCATGAAGCGCAAGTGCTTTAGCCATGCACCTCATGATTGCGGTATTTACTTGAAAGGCATCAGGGTCTTGTATGGCTTTATTTCGATGATCCATAACAGGCAACTGACAAGTCATCTTTTTGCCAAACATGGTTACCGTTACAAATACCATTGCCGAACCATTAATCCCCATATACGGGACAGTTCTTTTGGCCCCATTTGGTCCGCATTCATCAAATGTTTGAACCGTAAAAGAGGCTTCTGGATCTGCTTTTAGTGCTTCTGACCAAGCCCATGCCCATGACAAATAAGACAGGTTTGCCTTTTTCTCAATGTGCTTACTTACATTTAATTGGAGGAGTTCTTTAATTCCCATTTCTTTCTCCTAAATATGTTTCCATGATTTGTTATTAACAATTTTGCTTACCGTTTGAAAAGCAATTCCAAATTCCTTTGCAATCATTGTCAAAGACACTTTGCGAGGAATGTACATATCCCTAATTTGTTTTATTTGGCATTCAGTCAATTTGCTATTGCCTATTGATTCGCCTTTTAAAATAAGTTCAGGATGTTTTTTTGAACGATGTTTGTCGCCCTTTGCAGACCTCCCTTTTTCTTTCATGTCTTCAAGATTTTGCTTTTGAGTACACGCAAAAAGATGATCAGGGTTGTAGCAAGCTGGGTTATCGCATTTGTGAGCAACCACAAAACCTGGAGGTATTGATCCATTTTTTTGCTCATAAGCAAGTCGATGAACGTATACCTGTTTGCTATTTTTTGAAGTTACCCCATAACCTTTACCAGCTTTTGCTTTTGTCCAAACAATACAGTTGTTCACAATCTTCTCCATCATAAGGAGTAAATAGTGTATCACTGTTCGGTGGAAAACGGGTCACCCCAAGCATCTGACACACCTGTCTCGATGTTGATCAGGTGTTGGCCTTGACGCTGGATGTACTCGCCTTGGTCGCCAATCCAAGTAGAGCCCACCTTGACAAAGCTTTTGCCGTCTTCGTTAAAGATGGTGTTACCCATCTCGTTGTAGGTCTTGCCGCTAAACAGGTTGGTAAAGAAGCTCATTTTCTCTCCAATACATATTCAATGTAATCTCTCATAGAATACTGAACAAAATCATCTATTTGTTTCTCAGAATCTAATTTTTTGCAAACCAAATCTAATGCTTGATATAAATTCCAAGCCATGTAATCCAGTTTATCAATTTCTGCATACAGATCATTTTTAGTGTCGTTTTTCAACCTGCTTCTTGTTGTTGCAAATTGATCTTCAGTTGGCACTTCGCTAATAAGTGGCAAAAATTCAAATACTTGTTTGTTCATTTGGTGGCCTCTTCGTAGATTTTCATTTCTTCAGCAATCAGTTTGTCCTGATTCTCGGGGGTTAGTTCACGGAAAGCAGGATCGTGCATCATCTCTTCTCGCAATTGTTCAGCAAATTCTTTGACTCTCATTTCATATTCCTCTTGCATTTGGACTTGATAATAAAAAGCTTCTTGTGTCATTTCCGCACCTGGGGCTTGGCAATCAACCAGTTGTCTCCCAAAAAACGCACAGAACGCACCCAAGAGCGCATGTTGTGACGTTGGGTGTTGGCAGGAACGCCATCGATGATGAATAGCCTACGGGCCATCTGTAGGGCTGTGATGTTCATGCTGTGTACTCCAAGGCTTGCAGTTTGGAGATCTGTTCGTTGATCTGCATCACAGTCTCGTGGAATTCAGCCATTGCTTTGACTTTTTTAGCTTCCAAAACAGCTATTTGTTGTGGGCGTGGGTCAAAGTCATCAGGCACTTCAATTTCGATTTCTTGAGAATTGATGTAGATTCGATCATTTGAGTTATCTACCTTAAAAGAGTAGATGGCATGTTTGCCTTGTTCTTCCCAAGAAAATTTTTCAAAGTAAATGTGAACCAGTTTTTTGACTTTCATTTGAGTTCCTTTAAGTACTGCGTTAGTGCAGTGAGATGAACTTTAAACGGGTTTTTTACACAAAAATATAGGGATTTACCCTAATAGCGCAACTCTTTTTTTGATGCTAGGCTCACTATATGAGCCACCTATACCATTCCCAACTTGAAGCTACTATTGCTTGGACATTGATTGCCCAGGTAGTAGACCAGCTTGAAACGCATGTAGCTTTCGAGGACCTTGATGCTGCAATAATCGCAACCCTTGCAACTGCTCTTGAGCTTGCATCCCAGAAGAAACTAAAGCCTATCAATGAAATCTTCCAGCCCGTTTGAGTACAAGAACCAGCCCAGCACCTTGTTTAACAAGCAGGAAAGGGCTATTCAGCATCAATTTGTGGTAGCCAAGACCTTGGACCGCAAAACCCTGAATTTTTATCAAAAAGCTAAAGTAAAGGAACAGAAATGAGCGACCAGTTTGAGAAGTTCTGGACCACATGGCCTAGGTCCGTCCGCAAGGGTGGTAAGTCTGTCTGCTTGGCAAGGTGGAAAAAGGGTATGTACGATGGCTGTGCAGACCAAATCATCAAGCATGTGGCATGGATGTGCACCACTGATGCTTGGCGCAAGTCAGACGGGGCTTTTATCCCTGCTCCCTTGGTCTATCTGAACCAGCAGCGATGGGATGGAGCAGAGATTCCTGAGTCATTTGACAAGCCAGTGGTCAATACTGTGTTGCAAAAACTACAGGAAGATACTCAGAAAGCTGCCCCAATACCAGAAGACATCAAAAAAAGGTTGGCAGAGATCCGAAAAGGGTTGTAGAATCCAAACCGTTGTCGTGACACACAACAGGTCAGCCGCTTTATTAAGTATCTTTCCCACTGAGAAATCGTGTGGGGTGTCACAAAGGTACTTAGTTAAGCGGCTTTTTTGTTTCTGTTGCGACCACTCGGACACTATGCGGTACGTCAGTGGTAGTGTCTTAAATTAACCCCGTAACACGAGCAAGCCAGAGCGGGGAAGGTGGGCCAAGGATAGAACCTGGTGGTAAGTCTGAAAGGGCTTTAAGTCTGTCCAGTGCGAATGCGAAGACATGGCTCCAAAGAGTAATGTACGCAAGCACAGAGCGAACTGTTGTTATTGAACACGGTAAGGCTGTGCTTTGCTCTTCCATTCACCAAAGAGTAATAACACACTAGAGCATTCCATCATGACACACGAACTAGCGATGAAGATACTGGACAAGGTGAAAGAAGGTACACCGTACCCAAAGACGATTGTTGACAAAGCACTGATGATGACAGGGGACTTGGATGAGTTACAGCAGGAAAGTAGTGAGCAACCAAGGGGACAGGGTTCAGCTTGAGATAGCCCTAGCGAGGGAGCTATATGCTACTTGGGTAGCAACACAAAACAAGGTCCTGACCAAAGAACGCATTGAATTCATCGAACGCAGATACTCCAAGGGATCTGTGGATCGTGTGAAAACGTATATGAACATGATTAAGCATGGAGAATTGGAATGACCTTTCAGGTAATGTTTACGGTGGAGGG